TGCACGCAATCCACATCACTTCGTGATGATAGTAGTGGCATACCTGCACACTATGATAGTAGCCAAAGCTAAGAAGGTGGGGGCCGAAGCCCCCGGGGAGAACTAATCCCTAGCTGTGACATTGGTACTCTTGGCAGTTGCCATCGATGTACGGGCCACAACAGAAGTTACAAATTCCAACGTCCCCCGAGTCTTTCTCGGAGGCTCTTGGCTTTACTTGGGTGTGAACCGGTTCTGTAAGATTTTCCCCGTGATCGAAGGGTAAGTCTTCCTTGAATGCCTCGTCTAAGCCTAGCTTTTGGATTTTTGCGTAGAGGTCAGGAGCTTGTATTTTAAGGGATGATAGTACATCGTCTCTATGAACACTGGTTTTCCATTCTCTATTCCAAGTATCTATAACCTCTTTGGTTTTAGGTACTGTGTGTTTGGCTGTATACGCTACTGCTTGAGTAGTATATCTAACCGCTGGTCTGGCTATGAATTGTATAGCTCTTATAGTTTTATCTAACATGTTATTATCTCCCGAGTATTAACTCTAATATATTAATAACATAAACATAAGACCAATGGCCGTGGGTCGTGGCGCTTTGGCTTCGAGCGACAGACCGAGGTCATAAATACTTGCCTAGGGCTAATATAACTAGACAGTAAAAATCAAAACAAGGTTCCAAAAGTCTAAAGCTGAGAAGGGTTATATGAAAACGGATCGGGGCGGGGTGGTGTCTACTGGGCGGAGGGGGAGAGGATAAATGCGTGATATGTTATAGTTTTTTTTATAAAAAATTTTTTCACTAAAAATTATGGCAAATAAAATATGTGAGCGGTGTAAGAAGTCCTTACCAAAAGCTGACTTTGAAAAACAAAGACTGCATTGCCGACAGTGTGTTTTAGCTGAACGTAATATAACTAAATCTTCTAGTCCGTATAAATATTTAAAAAATTTATGGAACCATTTAAAGTACTCGAGGGAGAAAGAAGAAGGAATGCTATTTGAAATAACACCAGAACAACTTAATGAATTGTGGGACAAACAAGGCGGACGTTGTGCGTTGTCCGGGGCCTTCATGACGTGGCACAAGGGTGGCGAAAAACGGAACACGAACGTGTCGATTGACAGAATAGATCCAAACATAGAGTACATACTTACTAACATTCAACTGGTATGTTGGCGTGTTAACTTAATTAAGCATACAATGACAGAAGATGAGCTGTATTGGTGGTGTAAAAATATAGTTACACACAAGGAAAATTTTTAATATAATCCCCGAGCATGCGATTACTAGATGAAGAAAGACCAACTGACATGAGTGAAGCTGATAGAAACGAGTTACAGTCTCACCTTCCTTATGCCGGATTACAATTAAACGAACTCTCCGTTCAAGAAGAGCGATTAGTCTTGTTCCATTTAAGAGGAATGAGCAAAGCGGCCGCGGGCCGTGCTGCGGGGTACAAGGATATGGACCGCGTTTACCAAATATTTAAGACTCCTAAAATGCAAACAGCTTTGACCTACTTCCGTAATGAAATGCGCGAGGAAGTTAAGTTCGATAAAAACACAGCAACGGGCATGTACCTGGAAGCTCATTCGAAGGCGGCGAATTCTACAGAAGAAAAGAATGTCGTTGATTCGTTATGCAAGCTCCACGGTCTACATCTTCCCGAACAAGCAACCCTGATTAATATAAATGTAGAGAAAGTAGAACAGTTAGAAAAATTAACTGATGCACAACTTTTAAAACTTGCTGGGAACGATACGAACTACTTGGAGCCAGATGGAAATAACGAAGACTGAGTGTAAAAGATGTCGCGGGATCTATCCCGAGAATTTAGTTCTCATTGATGAGATTTGCGTATACTGTCGGGCAGACGAAGTTGAAGCAATACCCGAGCCCCAAAAGCTTGCTGCTCAGAAACTAGAAAAAGAACAACTATCTGCTGAAGCAAAAGCAGGACAAGAATTAGCGAAAAGAGTTTTAGCACGTAAAAGGTTGCTCCCATTTGTTGAACGTTTCAATCCAGATTATCAAGCAGGTTGGGTACACAAGGATATTTGCCAACGGCTAGAAAAGTTCAGCGAACAGGTAGCGAATAAAGAGTCACCAAGATTGATGCTCTTCATGCCACCTCGACATGGTAAATCTACTCTTGCTAGTATTGCATTTCCAGCTTGGCACTTGGGCCGGCATCCTGAACACGAGTTTATAAGTTGTTCTTATTCTGGGTCGTTAGCTATGAGTTTCTCAAGAAAAGTACGTCAACTGCTAAGAGAACCAGTATACAAAAATGTGTTCGAAAAATCTAGACTAGATAAAGATTCTCAGTCAGTAGAATCATGGCAGACAACAGAAGGCGGCGGTTATGTCGCAGCTGGTGTTGGTGGTGGTATTACTGGTAAGGGTGCGCACGTTATGGTTATCGATGATCCGGTAAAAAACAGAGAGGATGCAGAATCCGATAACAACCGAGATGCGACCTGGGATTGGTACACATCCACAGCTTATACAAGGTTGTCCCCAGGTGGAGGAATACTTGTGATTCTTACGCGTTGGCACGACGACGACTTAGCCGGACGCTTATTAATGCAAGCAGATGAGGGCGCAGATGCGTGGGAAGTGATTCGCTACCCAGCAATTGCAGAAGAAGACGAAAAGTTTAGAGAAACAGGTGAAAGTTTGCACCCAGAGAGATATAATGTAGAAGCTCTCGAGCAGATAAGGAAAGCCATCGGCCCACGCGATTGGTCTGCTCTATACCAACAGAATCCTGTATCTGACGAAGGCGACTATTTTAACCGCGACATGATCGCTTATTATAACTTCGATGAGATTGATACTTCAAAACTTAAATACTACTGCGCGTGGGATCTTGCGATCGGCCAGCGTGACAGGAACGATTATTCAGTTGGTATTGTTGTCGGCGTCGATGAATATGATAATTTATTCATTGTTGATGTTGTTCGAGGTAGATACGACGGGTTTGAACTAGTAGAACAGATTTTAGACTTGTACGAACTCTGGCGCCCGGGTATAGTGGGAATAGAAAGAGGTCATATTGAGATGGCCCTGGGTCCGTTCTTAGAAAAAAGAACACGCGAACGCGGCCTTAACGAAGCTTACTTTAAAGACTTAAAAGTTGGTAGGCGCGATAAGGAGTTACGTGCTCGAGCAATCCAGGGTAGAATGCAACAAGGTATGGTATACTTTCCAGAAGATGCCGTTTGGACAGGAACAATGGTTGCAGAACTATTACGTTTTCCAAATGGTACGCACGATGACCAGGTAGATGCATTGGCGTGGATTGGTTTAATGATGACAGAGTTTGCTACGTTTTATGAAAGACCTGAGCATATTCCGTCATGGAAAGATGGGTTAAAACACTTAGTAAAAGATGGCAAACGTAAATCATCAATGAGCGCTTAATGGCAGACTACAAGAAAAAGAAAAAGAATCTTAGCGCAGGTGAAGAACAAACTCTTGCTAAAAGACAATGGGAAGCCTATACCCGAGCCAGGGACCACGGTCATCTTGACTACGTAGAAATAGCAAAACAATGCGACGCATTTTACCGCGGCGAACAATGGGACGAAGCTGACATAAACGCGCTCGACGATCAGGGCCGACCTGCATTAACAATCAACACAATTTTACCTACAGTCAACACTGTACTAGGGGAACAAAGTACGCGAAGAGCGGACGTTCAATTTAAACCTAGAGGGACAGGTAACCAAGAAATAGCCGATGTACTTTCTAGACTGTACATGCAGATTGGAGACAACAACAAAATAGAATGGTTAGAAAGCCAAGTGTTTGCAGATGGGTTAATCCAAGATCGTGGATGGTTTGATGTAAGAATAGATTTTGACGATCATATAAATGGCGAAGTTCGAGTAACCACTAAAGACCCTTTAGATATTATTATTGATCCAGACGCAAAAGAATATGATCCTAAAACTTGGAACGAAATATTTGAAACCAAGTGGATGAGTCTTGATGAGATAGAAGAAGTATATGGGCAAGACAAAGCTGATAAATTAAGAATGATTGCCGAAGTTGGCACAACTCTTGGAGCTGACTCCATGGAGTATGAAGACGAAACTTACGGGGAAACTGATCAAGAAAACTATCCTGGAAACGATTACCCCAACAGCCCAGACGACGCACGCGCTTTAAGGTCTATTAGAATTGTTGAAAGACAACATTACAAACTAAAAGATTGTATTTTTTATGTAGATCCTGTTACTGGAGATCAAAGACCAGTACCTTATGATTGGACTAAGAAGAAAAGAGAGAAGTTTGCAGACGATTACGGACTTTATATAGTAGAGAAAAAAATGCGAGCGGTTCGTTGGACGGTAACAGCAGACGTAGTTGTGCTGCATGATGATTGGTCTCCGTATGAACACTTTACTTTAGTACCTTACTTTCCGTATTGGAGAAGAGGTAAACCTTTTGGAATGGTGCGCAACTTAATATCACCACAAGAACAATTAAATAAAATTTCATCTCAAGAATTACACATAGTTAACACAACTGCTAACAGTGGTTGGATTGTAGAATCCGGTTCTTTAACTGGAATGAATGCAGATGACTTAGAAGA